TCACTGCATTGACGCGGTTATCAAAGCCGCCCTCGGCCTCGCCCGCGTCTGCTATGGCCATTGATGCGGCAATAGATCCACCAAGCCCAGCCGCGCTTTGCGCCGCCTTACCCGCTCCTGTTGAGGCCTCTGCGGGAAGACCGAGAGCGCCGCGACCGCCACGAATAACCTTATCCACACCTTTGGTGAGAGCGCCAAATACTGGCTGCACGGAGAGGAGACCAGCCGTTGTTCCCACCACACTGCGGGGGGAAAACGGAGCCTCGTACATCGCATCTTCTTCCTTGATGCGGCGGGCTTCTTTCAGGTTCTCGTCGTATGAGCCTTGGCCTGTGATGGCCCCCGCTCCCGCCACCAACTCATCGTCAAACCCCAACATGGGCCACGAGAGGCCGTTGAGTATCATTGCCTGATACTTTTCGTTCTCGGGGCGAGGATCATTCTCATCCGGATCTGCCATCTGCCAAGTTTCCGGCAACTCGGGCAGGAACCATGACATGTCCGGGTTGCCGTCCTTGTTGGACTGCTCCCACTTCTTTTTTCTGTATTCGTAGGAGGAGCTGTCGTCGGCATACGGGTCTTCGTATCCCATCCCCTGAAGCGCATACGACCACCACGACCTGTTATCCTGGTCCGGGTTGTTGGCGTAGTACGTTTCCTTCCGCTCCTTCATGGAGGGTTGGGTAAAGGGCAGATCAGCGTCGGTAATGGTTCCGTCCTGATACTTCTTGTAGAGAACCTTTGCCTCTTCCGGATGCTGCTCCGCCCACTGGGCGATCTGTTCTTCGCGCGAGAGTGAGGGCGGTCTGTATGGCATGGATTATTTCCGCTTCGGCTTCTTGCGACGCGGCTGCTTGGGAATGACGATCTGGTACATGCCATCCTTGCGGAGCTTGAAAATCACACCATCATCGCGACGCATGTGCATGCGACTATCGGACAACTGCCACGTTCCAGAGCGATCATTCCACGTCACAGGCTCATATGTGCGGCCCTCGCTATCGCGGTAGCCCTTGATTTCACCGCCGAGCGTGCGAGAGGGGTAGATCTTGACGATCTTGGTCTGGATCTTGGGGCTCTTCTTTTTCTTTCCAAAGAAGCTGGACGGACCTTTAGCCCCCGTTGAAGCCTGCTTTGTTGTTGTAGATTTTATCGCGCGCTCAAGCGCAAAGCGAACCCCACTCGGCATGGCCTAAACTCCTGAATAGTCTTTGTAGAAGAATTGCTTTGGATCAACGGAGCGATTGTCTTTCCGCATTCCGAAGTGAAGGTGAGGGCCGGTGCTTCTTCCCGTCGTGCCGACATAGCCGAGGATGTCTCCCCGCTTGACTTCTCCGCCCCTCAGCCCCTTTTCAGATACCTTCTTCATGTGAAGGTAGCGGGTCTGATACCCGTCCGGATGTTTCACCGTGACTTTGTACCCACCGATTGGATCGGGAGTATTTCCATCCACCCATCCATCTTCGGAAGCATAGATCGGAGTGCCAGGCGAAGCAGCGTAATCAATGCCCTCATGAAGCATTGGCTTCTTCAGGATCGGATGCTCTCTCATGCCATACGGGGAGGAGACGAAGGAATCATCCCGAATGGGAACATCCAAATCGGGAGAACCCTTCTTCATCATGGCTTTGACAAAACGCTCACGCGCCGCTCTGGCCTTGATCCCGTTGTATGGCATGGATTATTTCCGGCGCTTCTTGCCAGCCGGCATCCCGCCCATCTTCTGCCTTGCCACTTCGGCACCTACCATTCCAATTGCAGCACCCGTCCCGCCGCCAAGCACGCGCGATCCAGCGTTCAGATCAAAATCCCTAAAGGTCCGCTTTGACTTGCCAAACTTGCCCCCGGTAAGACGCGCGCCTAAAGCGCCACCAGCTAGAGCGCCGACCGTGGTAAACAGCTGCTCGTCATCAAGAATTTTTTCGAACACGTCGCGGTTATCTTCTTTCTTCTTTGCTTTCTCTTTAGCCATTGTACTTTCTCCTGTTACCTACGACCTCTGGAGGCCTCGCGCTTCATGCGCCCTTCCATGTACGCTTTCTTCAGCATCTGGCCGAAGGGGGTCTGACCATACGGGCCCTCAATGATGGGGCGGATGGCATCGTCGTCACCATTTACCCCTGCCTGATAAGCGCCTTGGATCATGCGATCATGCTCTGCGGGATCTTCAAAGGCGCCGGGGAAGGCTTCATCCTGCTCGGGGCCTTCCATTGTCCTCTGGCGGTTAAACGCATCCGTTGAGGGCTCTCCCGTCTCATACGGCATTCCCGGGCGCACACGCCTTGCATTGGCAGCAGATGGGCCAAAGGACGGGCCTTCAGGCTGGGCGGCATAGTTCCCCATCCCAATCTCCCCACCTTCACCACCCTCACCACCTTCAATTGCGGCGTAGATATCGTCACGCACTGATGGCGGGCGCTTCATTTTCATGTCTAACTCCAAGTTCCTTCAGGAATACGACCGCGCCCCAACCCTTGGAGCGTTGGGCCTACTGCATTGAGTTTTCGCCTCGTTCCATCGCGCGCGATGATCTTTGACTTCTCGCGCTCGTACTCATCATAGCGCTGCGTGTAGTCGAGACCTTTTGCCTCCAACCAGCGCCAGACCACACCGAGGGTCAGGAGGTGTTCTGATATCCTTCCCGTATCGCTATCAGCCGCCCATGAGGATTGAGCCGTGCCTCCAGACGATTGGCACCACTTATTGGATACATATTCATAGTAGATGGATTGACCAGCAGTTGGGGTGGGCAAGAAATAGAACGAGTTCCCCCTGATCCGGTATTGGCTCCAGACGGTCGAGACCACCTGAGCCTTCTGCGCCTGCCAGCTTTGGGACGTGAGGGGCCCATAAACTGGGTCGGTAGTGGTCCTGTTCCACAACGTCTCATTGATGATGCGGTCTAGGTCGGTCGGAAGTGTATGGCCCGATTGCTGTTCCGTCGCCACGGTCGTGAACGAGGTCTCAGTCACCAAGGCCTGCCAGTCATGCTCACGCATCAACACATCCCCGGTCATGTTGCTCAGGGCGAGGAGTTGTCTCTGCGTCTCCCCCGTGTTGCTGTAGACCGTGGTCGTGACAGGCAAGTTCAACATTGCCTGTGCACGGTTTACGATGGAGAGCAAAGTCACTGACTAACCTCCACGCGGCTTCGGAAACAGCGCCTTGCGGAGAGGATTGTTCGTCTCCAGCGCCTTTTCGAACACGTCGCGCGTATCAAGGGGATTTGCCACCTTGATGGGTTTGCGCATCGGTCCGATCTTCTGAGAGGGGCGGTACGGCATGGTCTTGGCCGTTCCACCCGTGCCGGGCTTGTAGGGAAGGGTCTTCATGGAACCCGTCCCAGGCTTGTACGGCATCTTGGCGTAATCGCCGGGTCGCATTGTGTTCGCCATGCGCTTACGAAGCCACGGTCGGAATGGTGTGGCACGCCGTGGCGCTCGAGAAGAACACCACAACGCTCTTAGCCGTCGCCATGGAAAGGGACGTGGTGGCGTTGATGGTCGCACCCGTGGGCGGGTAGAGGGTCAGGGTAGATCCACTCTCATTCTTGATGAGGTAGGTGTCGCCCTTGTCCGAAGCCGGCAGGATCATCCCGCCTGAGCCCGATGCCATGAGAACCAGTTCACCCGTGATCTTTGCCGCATCCGTGGCGCTTGACCCCGCTGCCGCGAGGGACTGAACCTCCCCGACCGTGGCAACTGCCTGAAGGGCCGAAACGCCCGAGTTCATCAACTTCTTCTGCCTAGCCATATTACTTACTCCTTCGCCTTCCTGGCTCTTGGTTCAACACTGGTTTCGGATTCTCGGTCCTTAACCGCTTGCACAAGCTGTTCCATCTGGTTCTGCATGAGTTCCAGACGCTGCTTTAGTTCCCTGTTTTCGACCTCAAGCTTGGCAATCGGGGCCGCGCTCTTCGCACTGTCAATGAACGCCCTTGCCTTCTCGCGCATATCGCGCAGACCAATGGCTCCCGGCTTGGAGATCGAGCTATCGCTCAGCGCCGCTAGCTGCTGAACAGTAAATACGTTCATGTACTCCAGCGCCTTGGCCATCTCAGTCGGGATGAGCGGCCAGAGGGAAAGGGGAATTCCATCTCCAATCATGTCCGGGTTGATACGCTTGGACTTCCACATCGCGTATTCGTTCGGGAACTGGTCTTTGACGCCCTGCGTTACGCGCTTGACGGGAGAGTTTCCCTTGTCCCCTGCGATCAGGAGTTCAACAAACTCAATGGTGCGAAATACGGGCAATCCATTCTCATCAATCTCGTTGGTCCTCTTCGTCTCTTCAAAGAAGCGCGGCGTGATGTGCGCCATGTTGTCCTTCTTCGGCATTCTCTGCTGAAGAGCGACGCGGTCGTGCAGTTCCACATTGTCAAAAGACATTGGATCTTCCTTCTGTACTTTAAGACTTCCGCCGGAATTGGCGGAGTGGTCTTGAGGCTAGTTAAATGCGAAAGACCTTCTCGAACACATCGCGTGTGTCTTGGTCTGGGGTGGGGGCGATAATCATTCGCCGTCTCTCACGCAGGATCTGGTCCGGCCCTGACTGAATGGGTGGGCGTGGTTTGGGTCTAGGAGTGGGAACCGGACGCTTGGGCGCTGGTTTCTTCGGGGCCTGTTTCATGTGCTACTTGCGGCGCTTCTTATTTTTTGGGCCATCAGACACCATTGCGCCGACAAGTGCCCCTGTTGGCGCACCACTAATAATTGCAAGCTGATTTGCCTCTCTTTTCATTGCGCGAGTCGCGTATTTCCCGCCATTCATTTTTCTTAAGATGCTGCGCGCGCCAAGCCCGCCAAGAATCGCCCCTCCAATCACTGGAGCATTGTCCAGCGCTTTGTCGAATATGTCTCGGTTATCTTCTTTGCGCTTCTTCTCAGCCATAACTTCACCCTTCGATCTCAGGAGTTCCAACAAAAACCTGCGTGGCTGGACCGCGCTGCGCCCACTCTCCGCACCACTCGAGTTCTTTTGTCCAAGGCCATGAACCCACCCAGATATCCCGCTTGGAATCTATGCAGCGGGAAGACGTTTCCGGCTTTCCAACCCGGCACCGTCCCCACTTGATGGATTGGACATCTACCTTTTCATTCCCCCAATAACGGCAGGATGAGCAGTTCTCGGACATTGGGTAACCCCCTACTTGCGGCGCTTGCCTTCGAAGCGTTCTTTACGCCTTTCTCTTTGACCCTTGGCGTTAGCGTAAACACCTTCGCTGACACCTACAAAGCCCGCAGCTCCACCCCCAACGGATCCGGCAGCCGAAGCCCTTTCATACCCCGGAGTTCCAGAACTCCAGCCGCCAGTCTTGCGGATCTGAGATCTGCGAGACATGGCCCGACCAATCTTGCTTCCAAGAAATGCGCCCGGA